GGTAGAACGGGCGGCGAAAACGACGCCCATGCACAAAAGGAAAAATACATGGAGAACACCGAACTTGCGACCATCACGAACGACGCGCCCGATATGGTTAAGGGCATGTACTGCTCGATCCATGCGGAGACGCAAGAGGACAGGCTGGACATTTACGAGGCTGTTTCTAACTCCCTCTCCCTCGATGACATGGTGGGGAAGGTCGTGGAGGTTGAGAACGTCATTATTCAGCCCGTGGAAATGACCGACAGTGCGACGGGCGAGATTACGCAGCGCAATCGCATCGTGCTTATCACCCCGAAGGGCGATGCCTACGGATGCACTAGCACGGGCGTTGAAACCTCGATGAAGAACCTTTTCAGCATCGTAGGTTGCCCGCCGTGGAATCCCGCGATCAAGTTCGAAGTTGTGAAGAAGCAGGGGCGCAACGGGTACAAGTTCACCAGCTTGCAGCGCCACAAGTAAACACCCCGAAGCAGAGCGGAACGCGAGGGCGGGCGAAATGCCCGCCCTTTCTGTTAAGGAGGTGAGCCGATGACCAAGGCTAACGAGAACGCCCGCGCCCGTGTTGCGGATGCAGAACGGAGGGCGCGGCGCAAAATCAAGAGATTGCAGAACAAGGGCGTAAGGACGGGCAGCGTAGAGCCGTTCAGGACGGTTAACCCGTCGAACACGAGGGCGCTAAACTCATACGCCAACCAGTTGGAAAAGTTCATATCACGTTCGACCCGTTTCGTTGCGGGGCGCGACGGCACCCCGATACCGTACACGGCTTATAGGGATTACAAACGGCTTGAAAGGCAATGGAACAGGGAACATAATAGATACTGGCAGAAGTTCGCCGCGCATCCGTTCCTGACCGCCTACGGCGAGAGCGATACCACATTGGGGATGCGTTCGGCTATGGCTCATGTTAAGGGCTTGCCGTTCGGAAACATAGACTATCAGCGCCAACTACTCCCCGAGCAGATACGCAGCGAAGCGGATTTGCGGAAGCGAGCGCAGATTTTGAAGCGCGAACTATCCCCGACGTACCAGCGCAAGCGGATAACGCAGCTTCGCAAGAACCTTTTGGAACACGCCGCGACGTTCAACGACCCGCGAATACCCAACATGATTAGGAAGTTGAGCAACGAACAACTGTTTGCGTTGCAGAACTTCACAAACTTCGTTCCCCTTTATTACAGGTACATAAACACCGACCGCGATAACGTGATGGGCGCACAGGCTGACGCTATGGACGATGAAGCGAAGAAAGAGCATATGATACTGACCATTCAACAGGTTCAGAACCAGTACCCCAAGGAGCAGACCTGAAAACGCAAGCGTAAAAGCAAAAAACGTAGGTAGCTATGGAGTACGCCGCAGACTTCGAGACAACCACAGATATAAATGATTGTCGCGTTTGGGCGTGGTGCGTGTGCGAGATTGACAACCCCGATGCACTAAGCTATGGCACGGACATTGCCACGTTTCTTGATTTCTGCAAGGTTCACGGCGGTACATATTATTTCCACAATGCTGCATTCGATTGTGAGTTCATTATATGGTACCTGCTGACCAACGGATTTGAGTACAGCGAAAAGGCGAGGACAAAGACTTTCAAAACGCTCATATCAAACATGGGAAAGTTCTATCAGATGAAGGTGTGCTTTGAGAAGAAGGGTAAGAAGAAAGCGCTAACCTGCACATTCAAAGACAGCTTGAAGAAACTCCCCATGAAGGTATCGCAGATTGCAAAGGCTTTCGACCTCCCCATATCCAAGTTGGAGATTGACTATACGGAGTACCGCCCCATAGGTCACGAGTTGACACCGCAGGAACGAGACTACATCAGGAACGACGTTCAGATCGTCGCTAGGGCGCTGCATCAGCAGTTCGGCAAGGGGCTTGACAGGCTCACCATCGGAAGCGACGCGCTCAACGGGTACAAGGACATAATAGGCTCGAAGTGGGATGACTGGTTCCCTAAGATTCATCTGGAAATGGACGCGATGATACGCAAGGCGTATCGCGGCGGCTACACATACGCGAACCCTAGGTTTCAGGCTGACGAGGAACACGAGGACAGGTTGCAGGGCTACGGGGCTGCGTTTGACGTTAACTCGTTGTACCCCGACGTTATGTACAACAGACCGTTGCCAATCGGGCAGCCGATATATTTCCACGGAGAGTACAAGGACAACCCCCAATATCCCCTGTACATTCAATTCCTCACCTGCCATTGCAAGTTGAAGCCCGACCACCTCCCCACGTTGCAGATTAAGAACAACCCGTTCTACTCCGAAACGGAGTACATCCATGACACGGAGGGAACAGTTGAGTTGGCTTTGACCAACATAGACTTGGAAATACTCATGCAGCAGTACGACGTGACGGTGTTTTCGTACAACGGCGGGGACATGTTCGAGCAAGCCACTGGGCTGTTCAAAGATTACATAGACTATTGGATGCACATTAAAGAAACTACCACGGGCGGTTTGCGACAGCTTGCGAAGCTCATGTTGAACTCACTTTATGGCAAGTTCGCCACGAACCCCGACATTACGCCGAAACTGTCTTACTTGAAAGAGGACGGTTCAGTTGGGTACAGATTGGGAGAGAAAGAGACGCGCGACCCCGTGTACACGCCTATGGGTTGCTTCATTACCGCATGGGCTAGGTACAAGACCATCAATGCAGCGCAAAGCGTATACGATAGGTTCATGTACTGTGACACGGACAGCATACACATTTGCGGCACAGACATTCCCGAGGGTTTGGAGGTGCATCCTACACGTTTGGGCGCGTGGAAGCATGAGAGCAATTTCAGCATGGCTAAATATATCAGGGCTAAGACGTACATGGAGAGAATCTATCAGGTTGGCAAGATGGTTGATGGCGAATACAGGATGGTTGACGTTCAGCCGTTCGATGACGTTAAGTGCGCTGGTATGCCAGAGGAGTTGAAGCGCATGGTGACGTTCGACAGTTTCAAGAGGGGCTTGCAGCTTCACGGGAAGTTGAAGCCAAGGCACGTTAGGGGCGGTATAGTGCTCGAACCCATAACGTTCACGCTCACCTGATAGGAGGTACAGCAATGATTGAGCGCAGTTTCAGGATTGACGAATCCATGTACGAGCAGTTGAAGGAGATTGGCGAGAGGGAGAACCTGCCCATATCGTATCTGGTGCGCGTCGCGATCTCGCAGTTTTTGAACGCCTACTCCGATTCGATTGATCTGGTGAAAATGAACGCGAGTGCTTGACAGTGCTTGCGAAGTGGGTTATGTTGGCTATGGTGATACCCAATCCGTCTGGACGATGACCGATGCGGGGTTGCTACGGGTGATACCGCCCGCACGAGTGCGAGCCGCATTAGCAGCGGCGGCGTTTCGGGAATGGCAATATCACCAGCACAGTCAGCCCTCGCCACGGTCACAACCGGATGGCGGGGGCTATTTTGTTGGAAGGAGAAGAACATGAACCTAGAGGATTTGCTCGCTTGGCTCCGTGAGAGGATGGAGGATGGCGAGTACGCGACCGCAGAGACGTTCCTCACGGACATGGCTAAGCGGGGAGCGGATGCCGACGAGTACCGAAGTTCTGCGGAAGCCCGCATGAGCGAGTATGCGTCGAACGAGGAAGCCATGAAGGCTGACATTCAGAGTTTGAAGGCTCGCAACTATGACCTGCTGATGCAGATTCCCGCCGACAACAGCGGGGACAACGACGGTGACGGTGTTGTCGTTGAGGACGTGGACGAGGACGGCACCGTGTACCACATCGACAACCTTTTCACCGATGACAAGGAGGACAGCAACAATGGCAACTAAGACTATCAAGACGCTGAACGCGACGAACGCGCAGATTTTGAACGCGATTCGCACCGATGCTTCGTTCGCGTACCAGCAGCGCATTCCTGCTGCGACGCAGGGTGACATTACCGAGACGGTGAACAACCTGCTCGAATACCGCCCGATGATGAACGAGTTCATCGACGCGCTTGTGAACCGCATCGGAGACGTTGTAATCAAGAGCAAGGTTTGGACTAACCCGCTCGCGCAGTTCAAGCGCGGCATGATGCAGTACGGCGAGACTATCGAGGAACTTGCCACCACGCTGATCCAGGCTAAGCGCTACGACCCGAACAAGTGCTATGATGACGTGTTCGCTTGCCACGCGCCCGACGTTATGAGCAACTTTCACAGCATCAACCGTCAGGACTACTACGAGTTGACCGTCAACGACATGCTTCTGCGTCGTGCGTTCCTGAACGACTACGGGCTGCAAGACCTCGTGGGGCGCATCATGGAAACGCCGTACACGTCCGACTACTGGGACGAGTACCTTATCATGCGAAACCTTTTCGCAGAGTACGCGCGAATCGACGGCTTCTTCAAGGTGAACGTTCCCGATGCTTCGGCTGCGTCCACCCGTGCGGAGAAGCAGGACGATGCTATGGCGATTACGGAAGCCGTGCGCTCGATGGCTGGCAAGATGCGCTTTCTTTCTGGACAGTACAACGCCGCAGGTGCGCCGACGTTCACGAACAACAACGACCTTGTTCTGTTCGCAACTCCCGAGTTCGTGGCTATGCTCGACGTTAACGTTATCGCGTTCGCGTTCAACGCATCCGCAGCCGACTTCAAGATGCGCGTTATCGAGATTGACGATTTCGGCATCGACGGTTGCCAAGCCATTCTGTGCGACCGCGATTTCTTCATGTGCGCGGACACTCTTATCGACTTCGAGAGCATCCGCAATCCCAAGGCGATTTCGTGGAACTACTGGCTGCATCACCACGGCATCTATTCCGTGTCCCGTTTCGTGAACGCAGTCATGTTCACCACGGAAGCTGGCACCAGCGTCACCGTTCCGTCCATTAAGGCCACTGGCGTGACGCTCGACTATGCGGAGGTTGACGGAGTGAAACCCACTTACGCAGAGCGCGGTGGAAAGACGCGCCTTATCGCCACGGTTCAGGGTACTGTTACTCCCGAAACCGATGGGTACGAGGTACCGCAGGGCTGCACGTTCGCAATCACCGCGAACAACACGGGTGTTGAGAGCGGCGGCGTTCGGTTGAAGCTGGGTACGTTCGTAGATGCCGAGGGCGTTCTTCACGTTGCCGAGGACGAGGTTGCGGAGAACGTTACCGTTACTGCGACCAGCACCTACATTGACCCGACCGTTGCGATGGGTTCGCAGGTGTACCAGCACAAGGATTTGATTATCGGCATTGACAAGGCGTACACGTCCGCAGGCTAAGGAGTAAGTCATGGCACAAGATTTCCCTGGGTTGCCAGAGAACATCTATGAGTACGAGAATAGGTTTAACTATTCGGTATGGACACCGAACACGTCTATTCTCATGTGCAACGTGCCGTGGGATTCTTCGTACCGTGACGTGGTGCGCTTTGATTCCGATAAGGAACGGGACGCTTATTTCGCGTCCCGTTCCGTTGACGGGTATGCGTTCACGCTGAACGGGCTTGTATATCTTCGATACGGCGAGCCTATCCGTGTGAACGCGCCCTTTGACATGGTTACACGTTGCAACTACATGGTTGTGAAGAACCCGCTGCAACCCGTACCACCGTCTGGCGGCAGACAGCCAGACGTTTTCTACTACTTCGTGAACGAAGCGAAGTACATAGCGCCGAACACCACGCAGGTGAACGTGCAGCTTGACGTGTGGATGACATACTACGACAGAATCAGCTTCGAACTTTGCTACGTGAACAAGGGTCACATCGGAATCGCCAATGAGAACAGCACCATCTACAACCTTTCGGAGTACATGACAGATGCGGAGGGTTTGAACATAGGTGACGAGTACGAGATTACAGACCTCGCAATCGACAATTTTCTCGATGAACCGCCGTACATCGTTATCATGTGTACCGCTGATTTAACTGCTGGGTTCGGCAGCGTGTCCAACCCGACGCTCAAAACGGCTACTGGTTCCGTCAACGACGGTATGCCGTCTGGTTCGGCGGTGTACGCTTGCAACAGCGAGAACTTCTTGGAGTTGATGAAGAAGCTGCAAGATGCGCCGTGGGTTTCGCAGTGCATCAGCATGGTTACTGTGGTTCCTGCACGTTTCGTTCAGAACGCCACGGAAACGACCGTTGCGGGAATCCCTATGTTTCGTATGCCAGAGACACCAGCCGAGAACATCACATCGTTGCACCTGATGCACGTTATGGACATGTTCCATATTCCCGAGCGGTACAAGAACCTTTTGAAGTTCTACACGTCACCGTACTGCGTTATTGAAATGACGGCGTACAACGGCGGCGAGATTGTGCTGAAGCCAGAATGCTTGCAGATTAACTCGTACCAAGGTCAGGACAGCATCTTGCTTGTCACGGAGACGGTTGTGGCACCGCCCGACATTCGAGGGTATACATACGTGACGGGGTACAACACAGCCAACGGGGTTGGCGGCAGCGTTGATGCTGACTTCTATCTTCCTAGCGGCGAATCGTTCCCGCATTCGGAGTACAACCAAGAGGGTTTGGACATAGCCATTCAGTTCAGCAACTTTCCGCAGTTCTCGCTTGTGAACAATCAGTACATATATTATATGGCATCGAACCGAAACAGGCTTGCGTACCAGTTCGCCGCAGCAGATTGGTCACAGCAGAAGTCGCTTACGGCAGCGCAGCTTTCGTTCAACCAGAGCGGGGCGAACATGCAGAACGCATGGGCGAACCAGCAGGTAGCCAATCAGGCGAACTGGGCATTGAGCGGAATATCGCAGGAGAAGAACCTGTGGAACGGCGCTTCGTCCATGATTTCGTCTGGCGTTGGCGCTGTTGGCAACCTTGCATCTGGCAACTTCGGCGGTGCCGCCGCGGACGTTGCCAACATGGCGCTCGCTGGTGCGAACACCGCGCTGAACGCCGACTGGATTAACAGGACTACCGCGACGCAGGTTGGCGCGGCTACCGCGACCACGCAGAACAACATCGGCTTGCAGGGGTACATGAGGGACACGAACTATGACTATGCCGTGTACGCCGCGAACGGGGACTACGAGACGGCTATTCAGGGCATTCAGGCAAAGGTTCAGGATGCGCGGCTCACGCAGCCGTCCACTTCGGGACAGAACGGCGGCGATGCGTTCAACTTCTGCACGGGGTACATGGGCGTGCGGTTGAAGTTCAAGAGGTTGAAGCTGAACTTCCTGCGTCAGGTTGGCGATTTCTGGCTGCGCTACGGCTACTACGTGAACCGTTGGATTGTGCCGCCCGCCGACTTGAAGTGCATGGAGAACTTCACGTATTGGAAGATGCAGAGCGTTTCGCTTTCGACAAGCGAGGTTCCCGAACTGTTCAAGGAGAGCATCAGGGGCATTTTTGAAAAGGGCGTGACAGTTTGGTGCGACCCTGATAAAATGTACAAGATTGACCTAGCCGACAACGAGCCTGTGAAGGGGGTGCGTTACTGATGGGACGGAATCGCAAGGGCAAGCGCAACACGTGGCAGTCTGCTGAAATGAACAACTTGCAGTACCGCATGTACTATGAAATGTTGGAGCAGATGGCTTGCGCGATATACCGTTGGGAGGGATTGCCGACGGAGATTGACCAGCGCTTTCTCGAACTGACACTTTTCAATCGCGGAATGAGCGTGTTTTTCTGGGATGACGAGTACGGTGCTTATTTCTCTACGATGGGCGCACCGTCTGGGCAGATTAACATGTACCAGAATCCGCTTGCGTATATCGCATACGGCACTAACGGCTTTCATCGTCGGTTGAAGTCCACCGAATGTGTACCCATCTGGAACAACTATCTGCGCAGACCAGACATTAACGCAATGCGAATCTACGCGCGTAGGCTTGCGGACATTGACAGAACTGTGGACGTGAACCTTATGAGCCAGAAGATGCCAATATTCGCGGTTGTCCCTGAATCGCAGCGGTTGACCATTCAGAACCTTATGAAGCAGTATGTGGGCAACGAGCCTATCATCGTGGGCGCTGACGGAATGTTCGACCCGTCGCAGATTACCTACCTTAGTTCTGGTGCGCCGTTCATCACGCCCGAACTGCTCAAAGCAAAGCAGACGGTTTGGGCAGAGATTATGACGTACTTCGGCATCGAGAACACGAACATCAGCAAAGCGGAGCGAGTTCAGAGCGCCGAGGTTGAAGCGAACAACGGTCAGATTGAAGCGAACCGCCTTATTCGCCTGAATTGCAGACGCGAAGCGTGCAGGCAGATTAACCGCAAGTACGGGCTTGAGGTTTGGTGCGACATGAACAAGGACGTTTCTAGCCAGAACATGAACGTGCTTCTCATGGCTGACCCCGAGGTTCAGACGGATGGAGGTGCTGGGTTATGAGTTTGTACGAGGACGGAGAGTGCGGCGTTCCCTATCATCGTGGGGCGATCTTCACGGTGGAGTTGGGTTCGCTTGTCGAAAACGGATTCGATTTGGGGCTTGACAAATACCCCATTTTCGATGAAGAATACCGTGCGCCGCTGAACGCGAAGATTGTTGAGCATTTCTTCTTTCGAGAGATTGGGCAGGAGACTCCCGCGCTTTTCAGGCGTTTTCTGAACCGCAAGATGAACGAGATTATGCCGTTCTACAATCAACTGTACAAGAGCGCGTTGCAGGATTTCGACCCGTTCAGCAACTATGACATGCGCACGGAGGGAAGCACGAGCGGAACGTCTGACCAGTCTAGGGACTATTCGCGTACCGAGAACACGGCTACCAAGGCAACGAGCGAGACGGTGAACGACACCGACAGCACGGCGCGAACCGTGGTAAGCACGACACCGCAGATGCAGCTTTCCGGGAACGAGGACTACGCGACCAACCTCACTGACAGCACGAGCAACACGATTGCGAAGGGAACGAGTGCGCAGGACAGCAATGCGGAAAGCGAAGCAAGCGACACCACGAAGGCGAGTTCAAAGACGTTGGAGGATTACGTCACGCACGTGAGCGGCATATCGGGTATCACCAAGTCACAAGCCCTCATGCAGTTCCGTGAGACGTTCCTGAACATCGACATGATGGTTATAGGCGATTTGAACGAGCTTTTCATGGGTATATACACTGATTATTGGAACGCGCTTTAGGGAGGTGAGATTTATGGGAATCTACTATCCGTTTCTTGGCGGCGGGCGAACGTGCAACCAGATTACAACCCCGCTAGTGTACGACGAATCGCTATCCGTGGAGCAGCAGATCGCTTGTCTGTTCGGCAAGATTGCCAACATCGACAGCGATTTTGTGACTACGGTTGAGTTCGATGACTTCAAGAGCCAGATTCATGCGGAGCAGGTAGCGCAGACTGAACAGCTTGAAGGGTACACGGATTCGGAGATTGCCAAGCTGGACAAGGAGTTGCGCGACCTGATTGCAGGTTTGCAGGTTGGTATGCTTATCTGGAACGTCACGGTTGGCAGGTACACGGGCAACGTTCGCGCAATGCGAGATTTCTTCAACGACGTTACGGTACATGCAATCACCGTTGACACGCTCGCGCAGCTTGACTTGACCGTTGACCAGCTTGCGGAATGCGGGTTGAACGTTCGCGGATTGGCCGTTTTCAGTGGTTATCTAATGGGCGAGGATTTCGTGCCAGAGGGCATCACATACGACGGCGCACCGCCGCTCGATGGGAAGCTGACCTGCTCGATTCTCGCTAACGGTGAGGTGCGGGGCGGGTACTTCGTAGAAGGGAATGAATGATGGCAGGAACGCCAACGACTAACTACCAGTTGCCGACTTACGCCGACACGGACGCGCCAGATCTAACGGGCGCGTACAATCAGGCGATGGAGAAAATCGACACGCAGATGAAAACCAATTCCGACGAAGCGGCATCCGCAACGTCGGCGGCAGGTACGGCTAAGTCCACCGCAGACAGCGCGTTGGAAACGGCTAACGCGAACGAAGCGGCAATCACCAAGCTCGCGGGCAGGGTGGAAAGTTTGGAAGGCGGTTCGTTTAAGCCGCAAGATACCGACGCAACTCTGACTGTGCAGCAGTTGTCGGAAGCAAAAGTGACCAAAGCGGGCATTGTGTACTTCAAGCCCGCATCGTAGAAGGGAGTGAATGATGGCTACGGAATACACGCCGAACTACAATCTTGACCTGTACGCTTCGGCTGACAAGCCTAACCTGCGCGACCAGTACAACGCCGCTATGGGCAAGATTGACACGCAGATGAAGAAGAGCGCTGATGACGTGACCAACGCCAACGCCAACGTTCTCACGCTGCAAACGCAGGTGACCGAAGCGCAGAAGGACATTTCGGCGCTGGAATCCACTGTGGAGACGCACGGGACGCAAATCACGGACGTTCAAAAGACGGCTGACGATGCGCTTTCCCTCGCAAAGACCAACGAGGGCGACATTGCGGACACGCAAGCCGACGTTACGTCGCTCACTGGTCGCGTGACCGCGGTTGAGGGTGCCGCGAAAAAGAACGAGACGGGTATTGCTTCGCTTGACACCCGCATGGACGCGGCAGAGGGCGATATCACGGAAGCGCAGAACGACATTAACGGATTGCAGACTGCCGTGAACGGGAAAGCACCGATCAACCACGCAAGCACCGACAACACCTATGGTCAGGGTTCGTCTACGAACTTCGGGCATTTGAAGGTGGCAGACAGCGGAAGCGCGGCGGCATCGTCTGGCACGGCGGCTTCGCCGAAAATGGTTGCTGACCAGATTTCAGCATTAACGGCACTTCTGGCACCTCAGGCGCTGGAAGCTGCGCACACTGTCAATTACAATGGCGGTATCAAAGGAAGCGGCATCTTCTCAATCTACGCCAACTCGATTACCGACATTGTTTCTGTTATGCTGAAAAACATCTCGCTGTCCACACCTGGCACAGGTGGGTACAAAACCGCAACGTTGGGCACCATCCCCAGCGGATACCGCCCGACACGCCTTCTTACGTTCACCGCTTTCTCTGGTAATGCGTATTTGCAGATTGAATCAAACGGAGCGGTTAAATTGTCGTTTGCAGACGATGTTGCCCATACGGCAGGTGAGGAAAACGGTTGTGGCTGTATGTTCTTCGGCAACAGTAGGTGATGAACCATGCCAAGTACCAGAACCATTTGCTATTACGCAATGTACGTTATCGGCGAGGTCGAATCCAACTGGAACTGGACAGCCGTGAACTACAACGACCCTATCACGATAGGGATGATGCAGTGGTATGGTACACGGGCTGCTGCGCTTCTCAACCGCATCAAAAACGAAATGCCAACTTATTACGGGAAGTTGGATAATTCGTTGAGTTCGGACATTGAATCGCATGATGCCGGTAGTATGTTGTGGAGTAGCCTTTACATAAACAT